AGTCCTACCTTAGGGCAGTCCTCCCACCATCTGGACGAACCTCCGGCAGAACACCCAGCCGGGGATGGTCAGAACCCATAGAGGTTCTCCCCGAGCCTTGCTGGAACTTAGATCTGTTCTGCAAGGCTCTACGCCAACGGTTTAAACCCAGTTGCGGTTGCTCGAAGCCGGGAACCGGATTGGAGTTCGATGAGTTCAACAAGCCTCTCCGCCGTTATTACACACCTAAGTCCCACCCTAAGTGTCCTGGTTGCGTACTTGGACCTGGGGCACTTGAAGAACTTGTCCATATGTTGGCTCGTTCTGTCGATTCCTCCTACCCCGTGGAGTGGTATGACTTCTTACAGAGGAACTTTACCTGGTGTCAACATGACTTCAGGGCGTTCTTCAAAGTCGTCACTGCTCTCCTTAAGGTCGGGGGGCCCAGAGTGCATGAGCATTGGGAACATTTGTGTTACTGGGAACTGGCGATTGGATACTCACCTTACAAGACCATCACAGACTTCCTCCCTGAGGTACAGTCCTGGCTCGGAACACCTAGAGCTAATGGTGAGATCATCGGAGAAGATAACTATTGTGCAATGTTATACCAGGCTGCCGTGAGCATACTTCGTGAACATTGGAGACAGCCCACTAAACTGCCCACGATTGGGCAGTGGGTTTCTAATGGCGATTGGATGCTCGGACAGGCTGGCACCGGCCCACAGGGTAGGGTCACAGTAGATCATGTGATACGGAATACTCGCAGGAAGCGTGCCGTTGACGCGGCTGCCCTGTCGGATGACCAAATTGCTACAGAGTTGGTATGTCCAGCTCCTGACATCTTAGAGGTCATCCAGAAGAGTGAGGGGGGCAAGGTCCGGCCAGTGGTGAAGGCGGGCAATGCAGTTAATAGAAAAATGGCTTATCTCTCTACTTCCGTAGAAGAAGGCCTGAAGGGCGCAACATTCTCGCCCATCTTCTCTGAAGAGGCAGCACAGGTGATAGATCAGCGGTTAATGGCCGCGGCTTGCGTTGGGAACGAGTGGTTTGTCCCTCTTGATCAGTCTAACTTCGACCAGAACCAGTCGAAGCGTACTGTGATGGTTGTACTCCGCGCTATCCTCGATGTTTGCTGTCGCCACCCGAACCTATCATCAGTCGCGAACGCTCTGTGGTTATCGCTGTGTGCCGGAGCGGAAGTCCGGTGCGGACCTCATCGCTTTCCGTGGTTACATGGTATGCCATCTGGGTGGAGGTGGACCGCTCTCCTAGATACTATGCTGAATATGGCCTCCTTCAAGGTTATAGCTCAGATTGTTTCTATCAGATCAGGTACACAAGTTCGATATTCGAACCTTGCTCTGCAGGGGGATGATGTGATCTTCACTCTCCCAACCCTCAAGCATGTCCCTCAGATTATATCAACGTACACGGATTTGGGATATGAGATAAACGCACAGAAGACATTCCTCTCCCGCTATCGCGGTGAATTTCTACGGAGACTATACACTCCGGACGGTATATACGGCTATCTCTCTCGCACTTTTCTCAGCATACGTTTCCGCAACCCCATAACCAACCTTCCGCGTACTACTGACCTACGCGTCCGCTCTAGGGTGGGCAACTGGCAGCTGGTACTATTGAGGGGAGGTAAGGCGGTCCCGGTATCCGCTATGCTATTAGAGGATTGTGTACAGGCCGGATGTCCGCGCCAGCTGGCGGCTGACTTCTTAGTCACCCCGGCTGCCGTGGGGGGGGTTGGAGTATCCCTG